CTGGCTGGGGGGGGTGGCCGATCCTTACCCCCCCCCGGGTGGGGGGGGGGGTCGGGCGCCAACCAACCCCCCCCCCCCCCCCCCCCCGGACAGACGCGCGGCCGGCGAGGAAGCCGAGTTCCCAATCGGCGCGGTTAACGTCGGGCGAAAGCGGGCCGATCTTCTTCAGCGCCTCTCGATCGCTCTCTGGGGTGGTAGAGCGGGAGGCGAGGGCGTCTGCGAGGCGTCGCATTAGTTCGATGTGGTAGCGCAGGTTCCGTTCCTGCTCATCGGTGCGCTCGTCGTTCATGCCGTAGCACATGGCGATCCATTCGCGCGCTTCCTGAATCAGCGCCTTGTCGTCTGGGTGGGGGGTGGGAGGGTTAGTCATGGTTCGTACCGTTGGGCTCGGGGGTATCGTCTTGGCGCCCAAGAGCGCCATCGGCGAAAGGCCCGTTCGGCTTCTGGTCACAGGCGAGCACTGTCACCACGCGGTTCTCGGCCATGCAGATCTGGACGCCTTTTGTGTGGACAACGTCTGGACACATGCCCGTCGTGTTTGCGGGGCCTTCAACATGGCGCACACAACCGGCAAGCGCGGCGGCAAATACTAGCGCGGTTAGCGTAGTCTTCTCTGCCTCAGTCATTGGTGCGGGTCCGGGGATGGGGGAAAGCTCGCAAGTAGAGCATCGGCCAACTGCTCGGCGGCGGCTTCCGTCAGGCGATAGTTTCTGTCGGTGTCGAGTTGATCGAAGCTGTCTAGACGATATTCGCCCATGAGAACCTTCAGCATCTCAACCCGCGTCGGCCTCCACTGTCCGGTCGAGATCGCGCGGACTTTGGTGATGGCTTCGATGTAGCCCGCGACGAAGGCTTCCTTATCCAAACGGCCCTTCAGATGCGGAGACGCGACGCGACGCGCCAATTCCGCCTCGTAGGCGGCTTCAGCGGCGGCGACTTCGGCGGGGGTGGGGGAGTCAGGCATCAAACAGCATCCGCTTGTTGGGCTTAAACTGGATCACGACGCCGACGCGGGGCAGCGGAAGGATGTAGAGGCGACGCTTGCCAGCGTCCCAGAACGCGCCGACCCAGAGATCGTACCAAGCGAAGATCGGCTTGATGCTCGCGGCTCATCCTCCTTGGGGTCCTGGCGAGGGGGTGTTGGCCATAGCGGTGGCACAACGGCGGCGGCGAAGAGTGCGCATACGGCGGCTTGCCACCACGCGTGATCAGCGACACACGCAGCGGCAAAAATGATCAGCAACAAAGCTCTCATTTCGCCCTCGCTCGGATCAAGGCTTCGGCGAGTGCCCTGAACCACGACATTCGGCTTTGAACGATCCCGTATTTCTTGCCGTTCGCGTGGGTGTAAGTGACGTCAACGACTGCATCGGGCGGGACAGCACTCGACGCCACCTTGTCGATGTCGCAGATCGGAGCCGCCGCTTCCATAAGTCCCTCAACCAGGGCGGTGAGGCGGGATAGTTCGGATCGGAGCGTGTCGTTGTCGGACTGGAGGGCGACGTTCTTGTTGGCCACGGCGTCTGATGTCCGTCTCCATTCCTCAGCGATATCATTGGCTTTTCGCCACTGAACTTCGCGCTCCTCAACCAGGGCGGCTTGGGCGCGATAGGCGGTTAGGAGGGTGCGGAGGTCTTTGCTGTGCCGATCCCAGAAGCGGTCGGTGAATTGCGAACCGAGTTCGTCCTGCCTCAGTGCTTCCTCCAGCCGCTTCAGGGCCTCTTCGGTTGGGTTAGTCATGGGGCATCCCGATAGTCGGGCGCGGGGGAAGCGCTGTGGGTCGCCTCCCCCGGCCCTGCCGTCGCACGCCCTGCGGGGGCTGAGGCTGCGGCGGGTTCAAATGGCATTGGCGGCGCGCTTCCAGTCCCGCGCCTGCTCGACAGCGGCGTTCAGATCCCGCGCCAGACCGTCGTAGACGGTCGCCAGGATGCCGCCGGGGAACGTCTGCGCCTTGGTGCGCCAGTCGCGGACGTAGTCTTCCGCCGCGTCGATCGGCACCACGGCGCCGTCGTCGGTCAGGATGTCGCCGCCGGAAGAGTGGAACATGGGGAAGTCCTCAGATTGAGGCTGCACACTAGGACTTGACATCATCAGCGGTCAAGCGGAAAAGCGGGACATGACTGAAGATGACGTCCGAGAGCTTCTGAAACAGCAGGTCACCGTCGCCGGCGGGATCACTGCATGGATCAATGACCGCGACATGTCTGTCCAATACGTCAGCGACGTACTCAAAGCGAGACGCGCGCCGGGTCCTGCGATCCTGGCGGCGCTGGGGCTCGAGCGGCGAGAGCCGACCTACGAGCCGCGTGAGGCATGAAAGCCCTCTACGCCTTCAAGGTCCACAACGGCTACGCGCTTTATCGGACGGCCGATCCGCGCTGCGACGACTTCGTCGCCCTGATCGGCTTCAGGACCGCGCGGACCTGCAACGGCCATTACCGCGCGTCGGATGGGTGGGAGATGGTCGATTACGAGATCGTCTGGCCGGAAGCCTACCCTTGCGGTCATCCCTGGACCGAAGAGAACACACAACGGAACATCCACGGCCAGGGTCGCTGCAAGACGTGCAATCGGCTGAACGCTCGGCGAGCTGCGCGAGACAAGGCCCAGGCCAACCGCGAGGCTTCGGCGGCGATGCGGGGGGATGCATGAGCGCCTGGGACATCACCGGAGCGATAATCTGGTCGATCCTGCTCGTCGCGTGGACGTGGGAGCTGCATCGTCACCCGGCCAGCGACCCGTATTGGGAAAGCAAAAACAGTCGGGCAATGGGCCAGCTCATGACCACCGTGGTGCTGGCGCTGGATATCTTTTGCATCGCCCGGCTGTTCGGGGCTCACGCATGACCCTCATCATCGCAGCGATTCTGATCTACGGCTTCAAACTGCCCACCTGGATGTTCGCCGCAGCGGCGTTCGTCTGGGTCTGCGAACAGGTGCTCAATGGGGCGATGTTCGGCGACAGGTGGCGCGCGCTCGGCGCCGCCATCGATGTCCTGGGGCGCAAGATCGACGCTGTCGATCACGAACTCTTTCTCTTTAGGCTCCGTCGATGACCCTCCGCATCTCCTTCAGCGTCCCCGGTGAGCCGCGCGGTAAGGGACGCCCACGATTTGCCAAGGGCCGGGCCTACACCGATGCGGCGACGGCGTCCTATGAGAACCTGATCGCCATCAACGCTAAGGCCGCGATGGCGGGCCGTGAGCCCCTAGCGACGCCGGTGGACGTTTGGGTGCGGATCAACATGCAACCGCCCTCCAGCGCCTCCAAAAGCCGCATAGCGTTGATGCTGTCGGGTGATCTGCGTCCGATCAAACGCCCAGATATCGAGAACGTCGCCAAGGCCGTGCTGGACGCGATGAACCAGATCGTGTTCCGCGACGACGCTCAGGTCTGCGGACTGCGGGTCGCCAAGTTCTACGACTCACAGCCGGGACTGACGATCGACGTAGAGGAGGTGCTGCCGTGAGCGACGCTCCGAATGCCTTTCCGCTCTCCTGGCCAGTTGGCCGCCCGCGCACGCCCTGGAGCCAACGCGCCAAAGGGTCGTTCTCTGGAACACGCTCCACGATCATGGATCGACTGGAAGCGCAGGTCCGGTTGCTCGGCGGCAGGTGGCTGGTTGTCTCGTCCGACCTTCCGCTTCGCCGCGACGGACAGCCCCACAGGGGTGCGGCAGAACCGGCCGATCCGGGCGTTTGCGTCTATTTCGAGATGAAGGGCAAGCCGTATGCGATGGCTTGCGACCGCTACGACTCCCTTGCCCAAAACATCGCGGCCATCGCCAACCATATAGACGCGACGCGTCGGATAGAGCGCTATGGAGTCGCGACCGCCGCCGAATCCCTTCAAGCGTTTGAGGCCCTTCCGGCGCCTAAGCGCCCCCACGAAATCCTAGGCGTGCCGCCTAATGCGACGCCAGAGCAAATCCGAGCGGCATGGAAGGCCAAAATGGTCACGGCGCACCCGGATAAGTCAGGATCGCACGAGGCCGCCGCCGAACTGAACGCGGCGCGCGATGCCCTGTTGGCGAGTGTAGTATGAGCCGCTGGAGCCGAGAGGCCGCGATGTGGGCGCGCGTGGCGGAATACAGACCTGGGCCGTCGTTGTGGCGCAGAGCGTGTCTCATGAACGCCCTGAAGATCATCCGCCAGTACGGCTCGCGCCGGGTGCGCGAGGAGGCGGCGGAGTTGCTGATGATGCTGAAATGAACGCCTTCCAACGCCATCACATCGACCACCTGTCGCCCAGCGCCATCAACGCCTGGATCAACTCGCCCTCGCTGTTCGTGCTCGAACGTCTGCTGGGCCACCGCTCGCAGATGGGCGCTTCGGCCCACCGCGGCACGGCGACCGAGATCGGGGTCAGCGCCGGCCTCTTCGACCACGACCTGCCGCTCGAGGACTGCGTCGCCGCTGCACTGCCGGTCTATGACCGCCTGACCGCGCTCAGCGGCGATCCGAAACGCGACGACGAACGCAAGGTCATCCCCGGCATGGTCGAGCAAGGCTTGGCGCTGCGTGAGCGCGGACGGCCGATCGTCCCCAACATCGAGGGCCGCTTCAAGGACACGCCGCCGCAGCACAAGATCGAGGTGATGCTGCCAGGCGTCCCGGTGCCGGTGATCGGCTATCTGGATTGGCTCTACGACGACCAGATCGTGGATCTGAAGTCGACGCTGCGGGTGCCGTCCGCGATGAGCGAGCCGCACCTGCGCCAGGCGTCGGTCTACAAGACCTTCCACAAGACCCGGCGGGTGCACTTCTTCTACGTCAGTGATAAGCGCGCCGTGCTGCACACCCTGACCCGCGAGCAGTATGACGTGGCCATGCGCGAACTGATCGGCGCGGCGACGCGCCTGGAGCGGTTTCTGGGCCTGTCCGACGATCCGATGGAGCTCGCGGCGCTGGTGCCGCACTCGTCGGAAAGCTTCTACTTCAACGACCCGGTGACCAAGGCGAAAGCGATCGAGGTGTTCGGGTACTGAAGCGACGGGCGCGCGGCCCATTCCGCGCTACACGGAGAACGGTAAAATGGCACTCGGTTTAGCGACTCAAACGGCTTCCGGCGACTTCGCCGAGATCATCAAGTACGACGCCCGCGCCGGACGGTTCTTCCGCATCGACCGCGCCCAGGACGACTACGGGCAATGGGAGACCAAGAACGTCGAGATCACCGACAAGTTCGCGGCGATCTTCGACCTGGAGACCATCGAGGTCGGATGGGCGCTGTTCGCCAACGGCGTGGCGCCCAGCTTCGTGATGGCGCCGCTAGGGCAATCATTTCCAGAAAAGCCGGGCGACAACTTCAAGCAGGGCTTTCGAATGCGGGTCCAGCTTGGCGCGCCTTCGGCCGGCGGGTCGGAGGCGGTGCGAGAGTTCGCCTCGTGCGCCAAGGCGGTGATCAACTCCGTGGATGCCCTGCACACCGCCTACACGGCCGAGAAAGCCAAGCATCCCGGCCAGCTTCCGGTGGTGATGATGAAGGGCTCGACGGCGGTGGTCTCGTCCGGCAAAGGGCAGTCGTCGACCAACTACGCCCCGAACCTCGAGATCGTGAAATGGGTCCCGCGCCCGGCGGAGTTGCCCGGACCCGACAAGGCGCATGCGTCGCTGCCGAAAACGGCGCCTGCGGCCAACCTGTCGGACGAGTTTGACGACGAGATCCCGTTCTAGCGGTCGTTGACAGTGTAGCTGTTCCGCCCAAAGACTGACCCCGCCAGCGCGGAACTGGCGGGGTCTTTCTATTCGTCGCGTCAACCAAGCGGGGGAGAGCCGCCATGACCGATAATAACGACAGCCAACCCCCGGTCAACGTCTCGCCGATCCTGGCCCAGGACGAGGCCGCGGCGCTGCAGCATCTGAAATTACTGTTCGGACGCGCCCACCAGGGCAAAATCGAGCTGACCCACATCCACACCGGCGGCGGCATCGTCTCGCGCGTGTTCGAGCTCGGCGAGGAAGAGGAAGGTGTCGCATTAGCCTTACGGAAAAATAGAGAACCGGGCTGGAACGCCTATGTCGGCGCCGCCCTGCGACACCCCGACACCTTCCCCGGCGGGGTCGCCAGCGACGAGCATTTCTTCCGCAGCTACGCCCTCTGGGCCGACGCCGACAGCGAGGCCCAGGTGCTCAGCGCCCAGAAAGCCTGCCGCGAGGCCGGCCTGATGCCGCCGCTGGTGGTGATCACCGGCATGATCCCGGAGCGCCGCCTGCAGCTCTGGTGGCCGCTGGAGACGCCGATCGACAGCATCGATGTCCTGCGCCGGCAACTGCGCGGCATCGCCGTGGCGCTGGGAACCGATCCCAAGGTCTGCACCGGGAAGCAGTTGATGCGCCTGGCCGGGTCGCTGGCGTGGCCGAAGCCGGACAAGCCGGGAAGGGTGCTCGAGCAGGTTAGGATCTATCAGCCGGCGGCCGCGGTGCAGGAATTCCCGCTCGAGCAGATCGAACGGATATGGGCGCCGTCCGAGCGGTTCGAGTCTGGGGTTGCGACCGATATTGTCGTAGCGCCCGCCGGTTCCCTCGGGCTTGACGAAAAAGTGATGGACGGGAGGGAGACCTACGCTTTCCGCCTGGTGCGCGCGACGCTGCGCGAATGGATCTCGACGCGAGACACCATCCCCACGCCAGACAGTCTCTACCTCGAGGTGGCGCCGACCTACCTGGCCAGGGCCGATCAGTCGCGGCCAGGCCGCGGTCCTGAGTTCCTGAAAACCAAGGTGGTCGAGGCGCTGCGTGCATTCCATGCCGGCCAGATCCCAGGAATGAAGACCGTCGATGAGGCGCGCGAGACTTGGGCCGAACATCATCCGACGGTGGAAGACGATGACCCCGACGACGAGCCGGTAACGTCCAGCAGTTTGCATGGCGAACCGCCGCCGCGGCGATGGATCGTTCCCGACTGGATCGCCCAGGGCGCGGTCAACAGCCTCTATGGCGATGGCGGGCTAGGCAAGACCCTTCTGGCCCAGCAACTGGCCTGCAGCGCCTCCCTGGGGGCGCGGTGGCTAGGTTTGGAGACAACCAAGTCGCGCACCCTGGCGGTGCTGTGCGAGGACGACCTGGGCGAGCTGCACCGGCGCCACAACGACATCAAGGCGGCGCTGGGCTACGGCGTCGGCAATCCGTTCGACGACGCCTTGCTCTGGCCGCGCATCGGCCGCGACAATCTGCTGATGCATTGGGGCTCGGCCAAAGCCGCCAGCCCCGGCCCGTTCCTGGAGAAACTGGAGCAGCGTCTCGACCGGCTGGAGCCGTCGCTGCTGATCCTGGACACCCTCGCGGACTTCTACGGCGGCCTCGAGCTCGACCGGCTGCAGGTCAACTACTTCGTCAAGGCGATCCTGGGCGGCATGATCCGCCGGCGCCCGGGCCTGACCATCCTGCTGCTGGGGCATCCCAGCGTCCGCGGCATGGAGTCCGACGCCGGCTTCAGCGGCTCCACGGCCTGGAACAACGCCGTGCGTTCACGGCTCTATCTGACCCGGCCGAAGGATGGCGCCCAGGGCGACCGGATGCTGACTCGCGGCAAGGCCAACTACAGCGCCAGCGGCGCGGAAACCGGGCTCCGCCTCACCTACGAGTCCGGCGTCTTTCGCCTGGTCGAGGAAGTCGACGAAGGCGATCCGATCCTGTGGGCGGCCAAGCAGGAAGTGATCAAACGCACGGCCGCGGCCTGGCGTTCGGATGCGCCGCTAAGCGCGCTCAAGACGCACCCCAGGGCGATCGCCAAGGTGCTGTTGCCTGCGCTCTGCAACGACGGGTTCAGGCGCGATGTGGCCCTGCAGGCCATCACGGCTTGTGTCGAGGATGGTCTGATTTATGTGTCGAGAGCTCACGGAAAACGCGGTTTTCGGGCAGGGTCGACACGGGACTATGACTGAAATCATTGAAGAAAAGTGCGTGTCGCGTCGCGTGTCGACACAGGCGTGTCGTCGACACGCTTATTCTTCAATTGTTTCATGGGTTTATGGGGTCGCGCGCGTATGCGCGTGCACGTAGGATGTTACACATCCTAGGTCGGGGGCATATCGCGCTGGCCCCCGATTGGGCCAGCGCGACACGCCCCCTCCCAGACCGAAATGGAGAATGACCGGAATGCCCAAGGTCTCGAACGAAGAATGGAGGCGCCGGACCCAACGAAGGGCCTATGACGCCGCCATCAAGGCGCAGAACGAAAGCCGGCGTTCAGCGCCACCCGAGCCAGGCGAAGAGAAGGCCCCACAGCGCCGCGCTGAGGATGATGGCCCAACATAGCCCGGTGATGCTCCGAGCCCGCTGGCGACGCTTCCAGGGGCCGCTACGGCGATATCTGAGCTCGTTCGCCGAATGTCGGTTGGACCAGGTCATTGCGAGCACCCATTAAGAGCGGCGACTATCATCCACGGCATACCGAGGATCGTGATCGCGAAGACGATGATGGCCATGAAGCCGGCGAGTTCTATCCAGTCGCGCTTGTTCATCATTCCGCAGCCTCCTTGCTGACAGTCTGGGCGCCCTTCAGCACCCGATAGACGCTGGAGCGGTGACACTTCAGCGCCGACGCGATCGCCGCCGGGGTCATCCCGGCAGCGCGCATGCTCACGATGTCCGACGCCATCCGTTCGACGGTGGCTGGACGACCTTTGAACTTGCCGAGAGCCTTCGCCCGGACGATCCCGGCGCGCTGACGCTCCAGCATCATCTCCCGCTCCCAGGCGGCGACAGCTCCCAGGACGCTCAAGGTGAGGCGTCCAGTGGCCGACGCCGTGTCGAGGTTGAGCGAGAGCACCTTCAGACCGACGCCGCGGCCCCTCAGATCCTCGTCAAGCCGCAACAGACCGACGACGGAGCGCTCGAGCCTGTCCGGCTTGGTAACGACCAGCGTATCGCCCTCGCGCAGCCACTTCAGGCAAGCCATGAGCTGCGGGCGTTCTTCCGCCAGCGCCGAGACGTGCTCGGAGTAGCAGCGTTCCACGCCCGCGCGCTTCAGCTCGGCGAGTTGGTCCTCAAGGCCAGCGACCTGGTCGGGCGTGCTGGTCCTGCAGTAGCCGACTAGCATGGCGACCTCGTCGCGCGCGCAGCCGGCGGTCGTTTTGCGCCGAAGGACCCTATTGCGACAGTGGTTTGTGAGTTCGGCCGTGGGCGGTTTGCGCCCGACGCGGTTCGTCTTTGCATGATTGCGACCCTCCTCAGTCAAGTCGCAATAGAGTGGGTATCCTGTTATGCGACGTCGCACAAGTAGAAAGTAACTCATGCGCGACAGATACGGCCCGATCCGACGACGAACTGCGTTCGCTTTAGGGCAGGGCCATGTGCGACGCCCCTGGGCCTGGTCCCCACCCTGGCGACCCCTCCTCGAGAGCGTTGTACGGGGCGACTGGGGACGGGGGAGGGTCGAGCAGATTTTTGAAGGCCTCCCCATTTCTGCGCTCCGGTTTTACGAAATCGGCCCGCGACCGTTGACAGTCGCGCAAACCAGCGCAAACCTTCGCGCGTTCATGGCTCCATGGACACTCCCTCCCGGAGAGGCGGCTGACGTCCTCAGCGCTGGCCGCCTCTCCTCCACGGCGAGGGGTCTGAGGAGATCGCGGCATGGCTGACGTGGTGGTGACGGCGGATGCGGTGAAGAAGCCGGCGGGCCCGGCGGTGACGCCGACGATCAAGGGGGCGCGGAACGAGACCTACGACAACACCGATCCGCATACGGGGACGCTGACGGCGGAAGCGCTGGCGCGGCGTGCGGAGATCCGGCGGCAGGTGGTGGAGGCTGGCAAGGCGGGCCTGGCGTCCTCTTGGCAAGCCGTGCTGACGGCGTGGAATGCGATGAAGGGGATCAAGTGATGTGGGCGGGATTCCTGCTCACCTTCATCCTTGGCGTGGACGTCGGCCTAATCCTTGCGCTGGCAGCGACCTTCGTCGGCAAGCATTTGGGTTATCGGGAATGAACCCCACCCCCCAACCCCCTGCCCCGGTGATGCGGTTCGCGGCGTCGGTGCTGCGGCATTTCCTGACGCTGGGGGCTGGAGCGCTGGTGGGCGCCGGAGCGTTGCCGGGTCAGGATGTCCCGCAGTTCGTGACGGTGGGGTTGGCGATCGCGCTGTGGGCTGTGGCGATGGTGTGGTCGTGGGTGGAGAAGGGGGCCGGCAAGGCGCCGGTGAAGATCGGGCAATGAAGGCGCCAATCCAGATGTGGGAAGTCGAGCCGGGTCGCTGGATCGTCGGCTACTGGTCGTCGGTCTTGTGGAGCTGGACAGGCCGCATGTTCAACAAGGTCACGCAGCGCGAATTCTCGACCGAGAAGGACGCGCTCGACTACATGGCCTGCAGTGTGAGGATGGTCGCATGAAGAAGCCGATGAAGCGCGGCGGCCCGAACCGTCCGAAGCAGGTGATGGGCGGCAAGAAGAAGCCGTATTCGGTGAGCCGGATGGACGACGAGGGGATGCCGGCGAAGTCGGCGAACCAGGTCGGCAAGGCGGGTGTGAAGTCGAAGAAGCGCCGGGCGGGGATGTGATGCTCCACACGGCGACCACCTTTCGGACCGATGATGGCAAGGTGACGGTGTCGGCGCTGATCCGGGGCGACGGGGTCGATCTGGTGACGCAGCGCCCAGGACATCGGGCCACGACGGTGCAGCTGACGGTCGAGCAGGCGCTGTTGGTGGCGGAGGCTCTGGTCAAGGCGTCGGCCGAATCCGAGGTCTTGGTTCTGTAATGCCGTCTGTCTCCCGCGCGCAGCAGAAGGCGATGCACGCCGCGGCGCGGGGCAAGTCGACGCTCGGGATACCCAAGAAGGTCGGCAAGGAGTTCTCGGCCGCCGACCACAAGCGCGGCAAGAAGAAGCTGCCGAAGAGGAAGTCGAAATGAGGCGCCTGCTGATCGCGTTGGCGCTGCTGCCGCTGGGGGCGTGTCTGTCCACGACCGGCACCACCAACTTCGATCACATGATGACGACGCTGGTGAAGAACAATCGCTGCCAGGTGAAGGCGTCGTTCGGCGCCCAGGCCGGGGTGATGAACGCGGCGTCGGGCGCCAATCTGAACGGTTCAATCGATTGTGAGCCCGCGCCGGAAGCGCCGACGAGCAATTCTGTTGCAGCGCAACCGCCGCCGCAGTAATCGGCCCCTCGAGTTCCTGCCACCTTCAGCCTTGAGCGGCGCCCATGCCGGAGACCTCCTTTGCGCCCGTCATCGGGTTCTGCACCACGTGCGGGAACCGGCGGGCGCATCTGGAGGCGACGCTGGGCTGGAACCTGTTCCACAACCAACACTATCCGAGGCTGAAGCACGTGGTGCTGGACTACGGCTCGACGGACGGGCTGGGACGGTGGATCGAGCGAAACTATCCGCGCGAGCTGAAGTCGGGGCGGCTGGTCTATTGGCGCCATGAGGCGCCGCACTTCCGCATGGCCCACGCCAAGAACATGGTCCACCGGCTGGCGATCGAGGAGGGCTGCGAGATCCTGGTCAGCCTGGACGCCGACAACCTGACCGGGCCGGGGTTCGCGGCTTACGTGGCGCAGCGCTTCGAGCAGGCCGAGGACGACCGAGAAGCGATCTTCCTCAGGGCGAGGGAGAACCATTGCGGACCAGGGCCGGGAGCGTGGTCGCGGATGCCGGGGGGCTGCGGTGGCCGGATCGTGGTGACCGCCAGCGCCTTCCTCTGCGCCGGCGGCTACGACGAGCAGTTCGAGCACTGGAGCCCGGACGACAAGGACTTCGCCCATCGCCTGGAGGTGCTGGGGTTCGCCCGGCATGGCATCCCGAAACGACACCTGGAGGCGATCCCGCATGGCGACGACGTGCGCTTCGCCAACTACGCCGGGGGGCCGTCGACGTCGAAGGGCATGGGTCCGCAGTTCCGGCTGCAGGGCCGCGAGAAGGTCTCGGTGGTCAACCGCGGCCGGTTCGGGATGGGCCCGGTCACCGACCGCGCCGGGGCAACGCGGCAGTTAGGCCCCGTCCCCACTCGCATCTTCGGCATCGGCATGCACAAGACGGCGACGACCTCGCTGGCGTCGGCGCTGCGCAAGCTGGGTTACGCGACCGGGCACTGGGAGTCGCCGATCTGGGCTCGCAACATCGTCAACGAACTCAGGGCCTGGAAGCGCTCGCTGACCCTGGAGGCCAACTACGCGGTGGTCGACTTTCCGATGGCCTATCTCTTCCGCGAACTCGACGCGTGCTACAAGGGGGCGAAGTTCATCCTGACCTTGCGGGACGAGGCGTCGTGGCTGAAAAGCGCCGAGATCCACTGGAAGCTCTACTACGACGAATGGGCCGACAACGGCTTCTCGCACGAGATGCACCGGCTGATGTACGGCCGCGACGACTTCGACGCGCACACCATGCTGGAGCGCTATTGCCGCCACAACGCCGAGGTGCTGGACCACTTCAAGGACCGGCCGCAGGACCTGCTGGTGATGGACATGAGCGCTGGGGCCGGATGGTCGGAGCTTTGCGCATTCCTGGGGCGACCGATCCCTGATATGCCCTACCCGGTGGAGTTCACGTCGAAGGAGCGGATGGTGACGGAGAGCTATCCATGATCGCGGCGCTCTATGTCGAGACCGGCGGCTGCTACTTCGGTCTGCCCGACGTCGATCCGTGGGACGAGACGCGTGACGCTCGGCGCTATTTTGGGCCGGATCGGGTGATCGCGCATCCGCCGTGCGCGGCATGGTGTCAGATGGCGCCGGTCAACCAGGCCCGTTACGGCCGACCGATCGGCGCAGACGGCGGCTGCTTCGAGGCCGCGCTCTGGTCCGTGAGGCTGTTTGGCGGCGTGCTTGAGCACCCGGCCGTCTCGATCGCGTGGCGCTACTTCGGTCTTCCGCGCCCGCCGCGCGAGGGATGGTCTGTTGCGGACGTCTACGGTGGTGCTGCCGCACAGGTCGAGCAGGGAAACTATGGCCACGCTGCGCGGAAAAAGACCTGGCTCTACGCGGTCGGCGTACCGCTGCCGGAACTGAAGTGGGGCGCCGGGCCGAAACCGACCGGCTGGATCAGCGCTGATCGCCCGCGCGCCGAGTTGGCGGCGATGGGCTTTCGGCAAATCCAGAAACCGGAAGCGAGGCGGACGCCGCTGGCATTTCGCGATATCCTGATCGAGATGGTGAGCCAATGATCGAGGTCTTCATCCCGCCGGCGTCGAGCCACATGCAGAAGGCCGAGTGGGACGACATCAGCGAGGAACTGCTGGTGGTCTGGCAGGACGGGTCGGCCTACTCGGTGCAGAACGTGCCGCGCGCGCAGTACCGGCGGATGACGATGGAACTGTCGCCCGGCGCCTACTTCCACCGCCAGTTCGGACGGGTGGCGCAGCAGGCGCCTTACGATTCCCTGGACCAGGCCGCGAGTGGCTGACGACCGCGCCACCCTCTTCGCCGAGCTCTACGCCGACCGGGTTCTTGCGCACGGCTTCCTGTTCTCCCACCGGCATTGGGACGCCGAGCCCGACTACAAGGCGGCGCTGATCGGCGACTTCCACTCCACCGAGAAGCATCGGCTGGAGATGGTGTTCCGCGGCGGCGGCAAGTCGACCACCGCCGAGGAGGCCATCGCGCTGGGGGCGGAGTTCCAGGACTTCCGCTACTGCCTGATCATCGGCAACACCATCGACCGGGCCTGTCAGCGCCTGCACTCGATCCGCCACGAGTTCGAGACCAACGAGCGCCTGAACCTGGTGTTCGGCGATCCGATCGGCCCGATCTGGAGCGCCGATCAACTCCTGCTTTCCAACGGGGTGATGATCCAGGCGCTGGGTCGCGGCCAGTCGCTGCGCGGCGCCAAGCACCTCGATCAGCGGCCGGACATGCTGTTTGGCGACGACCTGGAGGAGTACCCGGACGTCGCCACCGACAAGGCTCGCCAGGAGACCTTTCGATGGTTCACCCAGGACGTGCTGCCGGCCCTGGACCCGCACTATCGGGCGCGCATCGCCGCGACGCCGCTGCATCCCGAGGCGCTGCCGCCACGGCTGCAGGCGTCCGGGTGGGAGACGCGGCTGGTGCCGATCTGCCACCCGGGCCCGGACGGCAAGATGGTCTCGTCCTGGCCGGCCCGGTTTCCGATGACCGAGGAGGACGCCAAGGCGCTGGGCGGGCGCCGGGCGGTGGGCTCGGAGGTGATGGACCGGGGCTGGGTCCGGCCCAACTCCATCGACGCCATGCAGGACGCGGCCCAGCGCGCCGGGATGATGCGGCAGTTCCGGGCCGAGTACCTGTGCGAGCCAACCTCCGAGGAGTCGCAGACCTTCACCAAGGTGATGATCGAGGCGGCGAGGGCCAACCGGGCGCCGTCTTGGGAAGCCAAGTACGTGATGATCGACCCGGCGCGGACGGTGCGTTCGACCTCGGCGCTGACCGGCGCCGCGGCCTGGTCGTGGATCGGCGGCACGCTCTGGGTCTGGGACGCCTGGCAGAAGGCGCTGATGCCGGACCAGATCATCGACGCCTGCTTCCGGATGAACGAGGAACTGCAGCCGGTGTTCCTCGGCGTCGAGGAGGACGGGCTGAACGAATGGATCTTGCAGGCCATCCGCCAGGAGCAGGTGCGGCGGGGGGTGACGCTGCCGATCGTCCCGATGCGGGCGCCGAAGGGCAAGTTCGACTTCATCCGCTCGCTGCAGATCTGGTTCCACGCGCGCGAACTGAAGTTCGCCAAGGAGTTGCCGGAACTGGAGACGGCGCTGCTGGCCTTCCCGAGCGGCAAGATCGATGCGCCAAACGCGCTGGCCTACGCCATCCCGATGCGAGGCGGCGCTTCGATCTACGGCGAGTTCGACGGCCGCCACGTCGCCCCCGACCTCGAGCCGGCTCGGAACCGGCGGGTGCACTTGGCGCTGAATGCGACTCGGACGCTGACGGCGGCGATGCTGGTCCAGTACCTCGAAGGCGCGGTCAGGGTGTTCGCCGACTGGATCGTGGAGGGCGAGCCCAGTGAGGCGGTGCCGCATATCCTGCGCTCGGCCAGGCTCGAAGCTGGTCAGGCGGTGAAGTGCGTCGCGCCGCCGTCCGAGTTCGAGCGCTATAGCGCGATGGGCGTGGTGCAGATCGCCGCCAAGTCGTTCCAGGAGGTGGACAAAGGCGGCGCGCCGGAGAAGGGCCGTCCGATGGTCCGCGACCTGCTGCAGCGTCAGGTTCGCGGCGCCCCGGCGCTGATGGTCTGCGACCGCGCGCACTGGACCCTGAACGGCTTCGCCGGCGGCTACCGGTATCTGCCCAACAAGCAGGGCCTCCTGATGCAGACCGCCGAGGAGGGCCGCTACAAGGTGCTGATGGAGGCGCTGGAGGCGTTCATGGCGCTGACCGAAGCCCGTTTGCCGCAGGAGCAGTCCGAGGATACAAACATGGCCTTCACGCCGGGCGGTGTGCCTTACGCTTCCGCCCTGCCGCAGCGGAGGCGGTGAGTGGCTGACGACGAACCCGACCTCCCCGAACGCGACCGCGAACTGTCGGGCCTGAAGTCGATCCGCGAAGCATGCCTGGAGCTATTCCGCAATGTCCGCAAGGGCTTCGAGGACGAGACCGGCCGCGCCGACCGGCTGCTGGACAATTGGGAAATCTACAACTGCCAGCTTGGCCAAAAGCAGGTCTACAACGGCAACGCGCAGATTTTCATCCCCATCGTCCAGAACGCGGTCGATGCGCGCAAAACCCGCTTCGTGGGCCAGCTTTTCCCCGAGTCTGGCCGCAACGTCGACGTGCTCTCCAGCGACGGCAAGTACCCGATGGGGATTATGGCGCTGCTGGAAGACTACATCCGCAAGGCGCGCCTCAGAACCTCCGTCTTCCCGGCGCTCTGCGTCGGCGGCGACGTCGAGGGGCAATACACCGTCTATGTCGAGTGGACGACCCAGACCCGGCACACGGTCTACAAGACCAAGCGGCCGGTCGAGGTGGACATCGCCGGCCAGACGATGGAGGCGGAGTCCGAGGAGCCGGTCGAGACCATCGAGACCGAGGAGATCGAGGAAGGCTGGCCCGAGGTCAGCATCGTCTCGGACCAGGACCTGCTGATCCTGCCGGTCACCGCCGGCGGCATCTCCGAAGCCATCGAGGCCGGCGGCTCGGTCACCATCCGACGCAAGTGGACCAAGGAGCAACTGCGCCAGATGATCGCCGCCGGCGACATCGTGAAGTCGAAGGGCGAGGAACTGATCGACGCGATGTCGAAGGTCGATCGCCCCGGCCGCAAGGACAACGCCCGCAAACTGGCCGAAGCCGCCGGCATCAAGTCGGGGTCCGGCGGCGGCAAGTACGCCGAGGGCTACGAGACCTGGACCAAGCTGAAGGTGGACGGCGAGCGGCGCCTGTGCCGGGCCTACCTCGGCGGTCCCGACATGATCCTGGGCGCCAAGCTCAATCCCTACTGGTGCGATCGAGTTCCGATCCTCTCGGCGCCGGTCAAGAAGGTGCTGAACATGGCCAAGGGCCGGGCGCCGGTGACCGACGTGGCCGACCTGCAGATCTATGCCAACGACATGATCAACGAGGCGGCCGACACCGCCCACTTCAGCGCCATGCCGATCATCCTGTCGGACCCGGAGAAGAACCCAGGTCCGATGATCCTGGGCCTGGGGGCGATCTGGCGGGCCGATCCGAACTCGACCAAGTCGCTCGAGTTCCCGCCGCTCTATCGCTACAACCTGGAGGTCATCCAGGGCATCCAGACGATGATCTTCCAGACCCTGGGCGTGAACCCGGCGATGCTGCCGCAGCAGACCGGCAAGCCGGGGACCAAGCGCAACCAGGCCGAAGTGGCGCTGGAGCTGCAGGTGGACATCCTGACCACCGCCGACGCGGTGACGACGCTCGAACAGGAGATCGCCAGCCCATTGCTGCAATGGTTCGTGGACCTCGATCACCAGTTCCGCGACCGCGAGGTCACGGTGCAGGCGTATGGCGAAATGGGCGAGCGGGCCAACATCGAGGTGGTGCCGCCGATTGAGATGGACCACCGCTACGTCTACCGCTGGAACGGCGTCGAGGCGGCCCGCAACGCCGCCCGCATCCAGCAGCAGATCGGCGCCATCAACATGCTGAAGGCGATCCCGCCGCAGGCGATGCAGGGCTACCGGCTGAACCTGGCGCCAGCGATCAACAACCTGGTTTTGGGCGCGTTCGGCTCGCGCACCGCGCCGCTGGTGCTGGAGGACCTGTCGAAGTCGATGTCGATGGCGCCGCAGCAGGAGAACGAACTGCTCGACGGCGGCTTCGCGGTGATGGTGCATCCGACCGACGACGATCCCGAGCACCTGGCCTCGCACCTGGCGGCGATGCAGTCGCTGGGCGACGCGCACGGAACCTTCCGCCAGCACATCGAAATGCATCTGATGCAGATGGAAGCCAAGGTCACGGCCCAGCAGCAGAAGATGATGGGCGGCCAGGGCGGCGCCGGGGGTCCGCAAGGGCCGCAGCCGGGGGCCGCGCCGCAGGCGGCGAGGCCGGTGCGGGGTCCGCCCGGCACGATCCCACCCGACTCGCTCGCGAGCGCGGGAGCGCCGCAGATGCCGAGGAAGATGGCGTAAAAGAAGAAGGCCGCCCCCTAGAGAGCGGCCTTCCCGAACCCTGGATGATCAATCAGCAGGGTTCTTCTGTGGCGGGCCTAGACCTGTAGTCCTGATCACACAAGCGCATCATCTAGGCTGCGCCGGTGGCTGGGGACCTTGCGAGTCGTACCAGTCGGCCCTCTGGGGTATTCGAGACCCTCTGTTTGACACTGACCTAGCTTCACGTCAATCATCCGCCCTCATCGACCGGCGGCCGGTAGTCGCCACGCGCCTTGTCCCCGTGACGGACTGGAGTGAACGCATGTCCAACGTCGACGTCTACGACGACGAACCCCTCCTGCCGGATGATGATGGCGACCTCGCTGCCGCTGCTGACGATCCAGACGACATTGGCGCCGACCCCGGCGACGATGACGACGGCGCGTTGCCGGCGGACGGCGACCCGACCGACCGGCCGCGACAGCCGACCCGCGGCCAGCGCCGCATCCAAGCCCTCAACGAACGAGCCCGCAGCGCCGAGGAGCGCGCGGCTCGCGCCGAAGCCGCCGCAGAACTCGCTCTACGCTCCATCACCGGTCGCCCAACGACCGACCCCGCTATCACCGCTCGCGAGCGTCAGGAACACCTCGACCGTCTCAGCCCCGAGGAGCGCGTCGACTTCCTGGTCAACGAACGCGCCAGCCAGTTCCAGAACGAACTGCAGGCGCTCCGCAACCAGCAATGGGACGCCAACGACCGCACCGAGTTCCTGCTGGAGTGCCAGGCCAACCCGGTCGCCCGCCGCCTGCGCGACGAGGTGGAGAAGCGCTTCCAGGAAGAGAACCGCAACCGCCCAGGCTCATACGGCCGCATGGGCATCCTGCGCCTCGTCCTCGGCGACCAGGTGCTCAAGCGCACCCCCAAGGCCGCTCAGCGCCAACGTCAGGCCGGCGCGGCCGCCGTCGCTCGCCAGACCACCCGTCCCGCCAGTCCCCGCAGCGACGCCAACGCGCCGACTGGCCGCACCGCTCAGTCCGAGCGCGAAGCCCGCAGGGCTCGCCTCAAGGACGCCGTCTTCTAACCGGCAGGCCGTCGCCTGCCCAGCACAAGGGTAGGCTTCGATGGCCGTCAACAATGCCGCCACCTTCAATGCCGACATCGTCGGCTTCATCCAGGACGAACTGCTCGACCTGCCCCAAAAGGAGCTCGTCGCCTACCAGTTCGGGGAAAAGCTGACGCTGCCGGAAGGCCGCGGCACCACCTACACCGCCACCCGGTTCCTGCGCGTCTCGACGCCGTTCGCACCCCTCTCCGAAGGCGTCCCCCCGGTCGGCGAGGAGATGTCGATCCAGCAGGTGTCGGTGGTCGCGCTCCAGTGGGGCGACAAGATCACCATCACCGACGTCGCCGAACTCACCATCTTCCACCCGGTGTTCAAGGAGGCGGTCAACCTTCTCGGCCTGCAGGTGAAGGAGACCGTCGAGCGGATCACCTTCAACGCCCTCCTGGCCGGCACCCAGGTCAACTACGTCAACCAGCGCGGATCCCGCGCGGCCCTCGTCGCCGGCGACGTGCTCGACACCACCACGGTGATCCGCACCTCGGCGCAGCTGATGAACATCGGCGCCCGCCGCTACCTTGGCGACGAGAACACCGACATCATGCTCGACGCGGAGAAGGGCGGCGCCAACGCCTCCTCGAATCCGCGCGTGCAACCCCACTATGCGGCGATCATCCACCCCTTCGTCTCCGCCGACTTCCGGCAGAACGCCACGGTGGTCAACGCCTGGTCCTATTCGGACGTCAACCGCCTCTACAACTTCGAGGCCGGCGAGTGGTCCGGCATCCGCTTCTGCGAGTCGAACATGGTCCCCTCGTGGACCGGCGTCGCGCAGGTCAACGGCACGCCCGGCACGGCCGGCAACCTCGACACCAACACCTACTACATCCAGGTGACGGCGCAGGACACGCTGCTGCAGTACGAGAGCCGGATCTATCAGGTTTCGACCTCGAACTCCGTCACCGGCCCCAACGGCTCGATCAGCGTCACGCTGCCGAACATCTCGGGCTTCACCTTCAACGTCTACATCGGCACCACGACCAGCCCGACCAATCTCGGCCTGTCGGCGTCCGGCCCGACCTCCGGCCCGCTGACCGGGCAGGCGACGCAGCTCGCGCCGAACACCACCGTGGTGATCACCGGCGTCGGCATCGCCCAGACGCCGCCTGCCGCGCCGGCGACCGGGCTGACAGTCTATCCGACGTTCGTGATCGGGCGCGGGGCTTACGCCCAAGTAATCCTCCAGGACATCGCGACGACTTACTTGGACAAGGCCGATAAATCAGATCCTTTGAACCAACTCCGAGTCACGGGGTACAGCCTCTTCTTCGGCGTACTTTTGGTCCAAAATCTATACTTGGCGAGGATCGAGTCGGTTTCTGGATTTACTTCGTCCTTCGGCTAGGTTGCTTAATTGCTCGGACTTCTCAAGGTAGCGCACGGCCTCGGCCAGCGCTGCCTTGGAGTCCTTGAACCGACCGAACCCCATGTTGCAACTCGTGCAAAGCAGTCCGCGGACCACGCCCGTCTTGTGGCAGTGGTCGATGTGAAAGCGCTTCGTGATCCCGCCGGGGCTGTTCGAGCCGCAGATGGCGCAGAGCCCGTTCTGGTCAGCGAGCATCTTGGCATAGGTCCCGCGCGGAAGGCCGTAGCTCCAGCGCGCGTTGTTGTCGGCCACTTTGTCGGGATGCCGCTCGCGGTAGCGCTTGGCGCCGTTCCGGTGCGACGTTGGGTCTTTGCGCCGGCTGGCCGTCACTCTCACGACGCAGCAGGCTTTGCAGTGGTTCTGCTTGCCGTCGTAGGACGAGCGGTTGGTTCCAAACTCTTCCAGCGGCTTGATCGACTCGCAGCCAGGGCACCACTTCGTGCCCTCCGGAGGCTTCCAACGCGGGTGCGGGCTGTAGCGATCCTTGGCATCGGTGATCTGACACGAGCGGCAGTAGCTCGACAGGCCGTCGTTTCGGTGGACGCTTTTGTAGAAGCCAGAGGCCGGTTTGACTTCCCGGCACTTCGGGCAGAATTTCTCTCTAACAGCCATGACATCCTCCTTCTCCAAGGCGGATGATAGAAGGACAAAATTGTCATGTCTACCACGACTGGCGGCACGAACGCCACCGACTCGCTCAGCCCCGTCCTGACCTTCCTGCCGGGGTTCGACTCCGGCATGGCGGCGGCGGACGTGGCGACGATGCAGGAGGCGATCCTGGACGATCTCAACGTCGCCCACCCGATGGTGGGCGGCGACTCGTTCAGCTACAACGGCTGGCTCTATGTCCCCAACCGCGGCCGGCTGCAGATGCTGCCGGGCGATGTGGTGATGATCGACTCGACGGGCTGGCCGATCCTGGTGTCGGCCAACGCCATCGCCTACGGACCCTGGACAGTCGGTTAGGGGTCGCCTAGCTTCCCGGCGGGCCCGTAAGCTCCGTCCATCGCTGGCCACTTCTGGCGAAGGGCGCCGGGGCGCAATCCCCCGGGGGCCTGCCGAATTCAGGAGCTACGATGCCCGAGAAACCCACCGAGGCCGAACTCGAAGCCGCCATCGCGGCCGAGGAGCAGGCGCGCACCGAAGCCGAAGCCGCCAGCGCGTCGCTGAAGCGCTTCCAGGCGCCGGAAGAGAAGGAGCGCGCGGCGACGATCAACGAGTTCGTCGCCGACGAAGCGGTGAAGGCGCGGATCGCTTCCTACAAGCAGCGCTTCCCGATGCTGTCGGAAGATGACATCCGCGAGCAGTTGGGCATCGCCCGCGACGACCTCGAGGAAGCCAACAAGCAGTCGGCGATCAAGCTGCTGGTGGCGGCCGAGAAGCAGCGTCTGCGCCGCGAAGAGGGCCTGGTCACCGGCGCGTCGGCGCTGGACGAGATGATCAAGATCGTCATCGAATGCGAGGACTTCCAGAACCCGATCATCCTCAACGGGGTCGAGTATTGGAAGACCTCGGAATACACGGTGCCGCGCCACGTCGCCAACACCATCCTGGAGATGCAGGATCGCGGGCGCCGGCATGAGCGCGACCGCAAGGGCGAGAAGTGGGACGCCTACTACGCCAAGCCGCACAAGTGGGAGTTCTCCGGCGTGAAGGGTCTGATCAAGGACAGCGCCAAGGCGGAGGCGGCGTGATGGACGACACCGGGGATCTTCCGAAAGCGGTCAAGGTCGCAGCGCCGGCGGTCGGCTGCGACTTTACGATGGCGCTGAACGCCGGCGCGCAGATGCGGCTGCAGACCTTCATGCCGCTGGATGCGCCGTCCGCCGAGTGGGACGAGGCGATCGACAAGATGCGCCTGGCCGCTGTTCGTCAGCGGGCGATCTTCGAACTGCCGGAACTGCTGTCGGAGCTGGAGCGCATCAACCGCGGCTACGCGGATCGCGAGGCGGCGATCGTCAAGACCCGCGATGCGGTCGAGCAGAAGCGGATCGAGCTCCACAACGCCCGCGAATTCGCCGAGAAGGCCTGGAACGACGAGCGGTCGAAATACGTCCGCAAGTGGGAGATGAGCGGACGCCACGGCGACTACAAAGCCGCCGGCGCCGAGAAGTCGGCCCTCGACCAGCTCTGGAGCCAAATCCTCGCGGCCGACAAGGCGCTGGAGGACTTCGCCCAGGAGATCGCCAATGGCGAGGTGACCTTCGACGCGCAGACCGTCGAATGGAACCGCAACAAGGCTGAGGTTGAGAAGAAGATCGCCGAGGCCCAGAAGGCGATCTCGGGCGGCTGATGTGGCCACCGGCGCGACGGGAGACACGCTTCGGCTGATCTTCAGCGCCAGCGGCCTCGCTACGGGCCTCACAGGGTCTGCCAGCGGCATTCCTGGGGCGACAGGCGCTACGGGGTCAACCGGCGCGACCGGGGCGACAGGCCCCACCGGGCCTACGGGGTCTTCGGGCAGTGCGGGGGTAACAGGGCCGACTGGCGCTACTGGCTCAGCCGGAGTTGCGGGGGCGACTGGCGCCACCGGCAGCACCGGAGCGGCTGGCCCCGCAGGACCGACCGGGGCAACAGGCGCAACCGGAGCAACGGGGAGCGCAGGCGCCGCGGGACCCACCGGCAGCACTGGAGCGACCGGCGCCACAGGGGCGACCGGGTCGTCTGGGTCCGCAGGCGCTACTGGACCTACCGGCGCAACCGGGTCGACGGGAGCCACCGGCGCCACGGGCAGCACTGGTTCCGGCGGTGCTGCGGGCGCCACAGGCGCTACCGGGGCGACTGGGGCTACAGGGTCAACCGGGGCAACCGGCCCAACAGGGCCAACAGGCGCTACGGGTCCAACAGGAACCACAGGCCCAACTGGCCCCACAGGTCCACAAGGAACCGCGCTGGCCTATGCCGGCGCGCTTACGACCGCCACGGCGATCACCAACACCACGACCCCCACGACCGGCGGCGTAACGCTCACATCGCAGACGCTAGCGGCAGGATCGGTCTGGCGTGTTCGCGCCTTTGGAACCTACGCGGCTGTCAGCAGCGCGACCGCGCGCAACGCCACGGTCGAATGCTTCTGGGGGTCGACCGCACTGACCTCCATCGCCGTTGCCGTGCTAGCCTCCACCGCGCAGACGACAACGTGGGAACTGGAGTTCCTGATTGTCGGCACGAGCACGACTGCCGCCTCGGTCTCGGGGCACATCCTCAACCGCTTCGACTCGACCACCGCGCTCGCCTTGACCGACCTCGCGCCGACCGCCAACACCGGCCTGTCCAGCGGCGCGCAAACCCTTGATCTGAGGTTCTTTATGTCGAGCGCGACGCCCGCCGATGCCTGGTCCGTGCAGCGCGTGACGATGGAACGGCTGGCCTGATTGGCGATCCCGCCGAAAGCCGTGTAGCTTCGCCCAATGGCCGCCTGGACCGCCAATCAGATCGTCACCTACGCCTGTCAGGAGGCCAACTGCCCCGGCTTCGTGCAGCAGGCGCAGGACTTGTTGAACATGATCCTGGACGAACTCGCCCAGACCTACGACTTCGACATCACCAAGGGCCGCTTCAACTTCAACTTCGATCCCGGCACCACCGAGGTGATCAATGGGGTGATGATCTGGGGCGGCCCTTACAAACTGCCCGCGGACTACCTGCGCGCCGTCGATGACAAATCGGCGTTCTGGTACCTGAACGGCGTCCCTTACCCGATGGTGCCGATCGACCTCTCCGAGTTCGACATGGCCGTGCAGCAGGCCGGTTTCCAGTCCTATCCGTACTGGTACACCACCGACCTGTCGCAGACGCCGCCGGTGATGTGGGTCTACCCGCCCCCGTCCGGCAGCTATCCGGTCTCGATCCGCTACCGGCGCCAGATGCCGGTGATCACCGACTTCACCACGTCGCCGTGGTTCCCGAACACCAGCTACCTGATGAAGCGGCTGACCGGCGAACTGATGCTGATCACCGGCGACGAGCGCGCGCAGACGTTCCTGGGCGATACGGATGGGGGCGCACAGGGTCTCTTGAAGCGCTACCTCAAACTGCACGACGACCACGAGAACCGCGCCGAGACGATCAGCATGGACCGGCGGAGATTTGGTACTAGATTCAATAACTTACCGATCACGAAACAGGTCGGGTGGGTTGGATAATCGATATTGTGGTATGGAACAATCCGTGTTAGAGCAAAGCCGCTTCAACCGGAGACAGGCCATGCCAAGCAAGAAGCAGTATTGGAAGAACCCCGAGAAATACCGCGCCGAGATGCGCGCCTACGCCAAAGCAAATCCTGACTGGAAGCGGGAAGCGGGTCGTGAGTGGATGGCGAAGAAGCGCGCCACCGACCCCACTCAAAGGGAACGTGACCGCGCTGCAAGCAAGGAGCGCTTTCACAAAGATCCAGAGGCCGCTTATGCCCGCATGAGGGATTGGGTCAGTCGGAACCCGGCGATCTACTTGTTCTACAACGCCCGCCAGCGTGCCAAGAAGTACGGCATCCCCTTCGACCTAGAGAAGTCGGACATCGTGATCCCTGAGTTCTGCCCTGTCCTGGGACTGCGCATCGATCCAGCCGGCACCGGCCGTCGTGGCATGCATCCCAACTCGCCCTCGGTCGATCGCGTGGTGCCGGAACTCGGCTACGTGAAGTCGAATATCGAGGTCATCTGCATGCGCGCCAACCTGATCAAGCGCGATGCGACGGCCGAGGAATTGCGCAAGCTGGCCGACTACATCGACCGGAAGGTCGCGGCGGCGAAGGCGGTGACGCCATGAGCGAGTGGCAACCGATCAAGACCGCACCCAAGGACAACAGAAGCATCCTGACGTGGGACGGCGCGGACATGGTGGTCTGCTTTTGGTGTCGGTGCTCCGAACAATGGGCGCCGGTAAACAACCAGTGCTCGTCTTGGGAAGGTGTTACGCACTGGATGCCGCTACCTGAGCCGCCTGCCTGATGCCCCCGCCGCTTCGGACCTCCAACCCGATAGTCTTCCGCCCGCGTGGGCTGAGCGACGCCGTCGACGCGACCAACGCCTTCGCGGGCGCGCTGCAGCAGATCTCGAACCTGATCCCGGCGATCGACACCGACATGCAGTGGGTGCCGCGACCGGCGGCCAGGCAGCTCACGCAGTTCCCGCCCGGCATTCCGATCCTCGACGACGACGGAAACCCGATCCTCGACGACTACGGCTTCCCGCTCTGGGACGACTCGTGGGTCGGTAACACCTTCTACGAGCCCGGCTTCGTCTCGGCGATGCTGGTGGTCGGCGACCTCATGTACGGCATGGTCGGCTGCTTCCCGGGTTACGATCAGCCGTTCGTCTACAACATCGCCGAGAACGCCTTCCTTCCGGTCAGCGGCGTCTTCCCGACCAACGTGCCGGCCTCGCCGCCGTCGAGCGGCGGATGGACGCCGCCGGTGATGGCGGTGGTCGGCAACCGGGTGGTGGTGACGCACCCCGGTTTCGTCGGCACCGGCAACAAGTTCGGCTGGTTCGACATCTCCGGCTTCGACTCGACCGCGGCGCCGGCGATCACCGGCAACCTGTTCCTCGGTTCCAACCGCATCACCGATCTCTCCGCCAACCCGATCAACGCCGGCTGGACGGTGGGTATGGTGCTGACCGGAACCGGACTCGGGACTGGCGGCAACCGCATCGTGGCGCTGGAGGCGACCGAGCCGCCGACCGGCCCCGTTCAATATACCGTGATCATGTCGCAGGCCGCGACCGAGACGGGGACCGGCATCCGGGTCAATGCGGCGGGAGGCACGGCGGTCAATCCGCAATGGGGCGCCGGCGACACCAACATCTACAATCTGCCGGCGGTCCCGGTGAGCGTGGCGCAGATGAGCGGGCGCGCCTACTTCGCTTTCAACCAGCCTGGCATCGGGGTGGCGCTGTCCGATCCGCTCAGCGCCTCCTCGATCACCAACGCCGACCAGTTCCTGACCTTCGCCAACGGCGTGCCGGTGACGGCGCTGGCGTCGTTGCCGCTCTACTCGGCCATCACCGGCGGCATCGTGCAATCGATCGTCTGCTTCCAGGGCGTGACGGCGATGCAGCAGATCACCGGCGATCCGTTCACGTTGAACCTGCAGGTCAACATCCTCAACGTCGCCACCGGCACCTTCGCGCCGCTGTCGATCGTCAACTGCACGCTGGGCGTCGCCTTCGTCTCTCCGGACGGTCTGCGCATCATCAACTTCGGCGGTCAGGTCTCCGCGCCGATCGGCAACAAGGGCGAAGGCGTCACCATTCCGCTGATCTACACGACCACGCCCAGTCGGGTGGTCGCCGCGGCGGGCTCCGACATCATCCGCATCTCGAGCGAGAACGACTACGGCGGCCCGGCGCAGCAGGGCGAATACTGGTTCGACCTGGCGCGGAAGATCTGGAGCGGGCCGCACACCTTCCCGTTCTCGCTGATCCAGCCGTGGCGCGACACCTTCGTCGGTGCACCGATCGGCATCGAGGATGCGATCTGGATCTCCGATTCGATCCCCTCGTTCCAGGACGACTATGTCGAGAACGGCGAGACGCTGACCTGGGTCATCGAGACCTCGCTACTGCCCGACAATGCCCAGATGACCATGAACGCCATGAACCTCACGGCGGTCGGGGTCTCGCTGACCGGCGGTCAGATCGCGACGGCGAATTTCTACGACGAAGGCGGGGTGCTGATCGACAGCGCCGAGATCAGCGAGCCGGGCGGCCTGACCATCTGGGGGGCGTTCCTCTGGGGCGATGACGTCTGGGCCGGTTCGAGCGGGGTCTATCGCCAGCGGCAGATACCGTGGCACATTCCCATCGTCTTCAAGCAGGGCTCGCTGGAACTGACCGGGATGTCCACCTTCGGCACGCGCATCGGCGACTTCTTCATGAACCTGCAGGTGGTGAAGTACCTGCTGAACTTCCTGAGCCCGTATTCGCCCCCTGCGCCGCCACCACCTCCCGCGCCGCCGCCGTCACCTCCCCCACCCCCGCCTCCGTCTCCGCCCCCTTCACCCCCGCCGTCGCCGCCTCCGCTGCCGGACGGGTACGCGGACGCCTCGACCGGAACGATCCCCTGGCCGGACGAGCGGACGGCGCACGACTACGACACGACGCCGTACTGGCATATCGCCGGAGTGGACTACGCCACCGGCCCCAACGCCGGGATCACCTTCCTCAACCCGGCCAGCGACACCCTGCCGACCGGCGTCAGGTACGATGCCGACAATCATCGGGTGCTGCTGTTCGATGACGGCGCGGTGCTGGGGACAGCGGTGCAGCTCGGCGACGCCGAGAACACCGGCTGGGACTGCTCGGGCCTGACCATCTACGTGGCCGGCAAGGACTGCCAGGTCGCCAACTGCAAGAGCACGCGGAACTCCGAGGGCTACGGCGCCCTGATTCAGGTCGCGGCCGGCAACTCCGGTGGGACGTTCTGCTACAACTTCTTGGATAGCCAGCACTATTCGCAAGCCGACGACATCAACGCCAACATGCTGCTGCTGTCGTCCGGGACCTACCGCATCCAGTTCAACGACCTGCGCAACGACCCCTCGGACGGCATCGATCTGGCCTGCGAGGACGCCGGCGCGGTCTACTTCGACGTCCAGTTCAACAGCATCGCCAACTACGGCTCTGGCCTTGCGAGCGGCGCGCACCCCGACGCCATCCAGATGTACGCCGCCGGGCCGATGTACCCGACGATCCAGTTCAACACGGTGGTGATGAATGTCGCGACCGTGGGCGGGGAGCCGCTCGGCGGCCAGGGCTTCTCCTCGAGCGGCATCAGCACCGGCAGCTTCCCGTTTGGCTCGATCCAGTACAACACGGTCTTCGGGACGGCGGCGCCGGCGCTGGTCGGCGATGTGCAGGGCGGCTTCAGCTACTTCTTCGTGATCAACACGCCGTCGATCTTCGGGTCGTTCACCATCGCCAACAACGAGATCGACCCCACGTTCGAGGCCTACGGCACCTTCTATCCGGAAGGCAGCTACGCCGACGTCACCATCTCGAACAACCTCAACATGCTGACCGGCGCCGTGATCAATCCGCCATGAGGGTCCGATGAGCAAATTCAACCAATACCCCTCGACGACCCCGCAATCGGGCGACATCGGCCTCCTGAGCCGTCCGCCGCACACGGCGGCCGACACCTACAACTACGAACTCGCCGAGGCGCCCAGCGGCAATCTCGTGGTGCAGGACGAAACCGGCGACCTGGTCAGCGAGGTGGTGAACATCATCTTCGTCGGCGCGACCGTGTCGCCGTCATCCGGAACCGGCACGGCGACGGTGACGGTTGGCTATCAGCCGGCGATCTGGTTCCTGGCTTTCGCGGGCGATTGAGCGATGACGACGAGCTATCCTTACGCCGCCAATTTCGAGACCAAGAGCGGGGACAGCAACAGCGGCTTCATGACGGCGACGCCGCTGCCTGGCTCCTTCGCATCTCTCGGAAACGCCGACTTCTACCAAATCCAGGTCGCCGGAAAGTATTATTTTTCAGCGCAGGTTGGGTTCAACTACGACGATGGCGTGACCGATCTGATCCAGGTCGCGATCACCCTGTACCACCTCAACTCCGCAGGGGACGTCATCCGCCAATGGGCCACGATCATGGAGCCGCAAAACTTCAACGGCGTCACCTCCGCCGTGGAGGTGTTTTCGCTGAGCGTCAGCGCCGCGGACGTTTACAGCGTCGGCGACATTGCCTTCATTCAGGTCGATGATGCGAGCGGAACCAGCACGACCCTCACGCAATCACTGAACCCCAGCGACTTCCAGACCGTGTCGTTTTTCGACGGCTTCTTCCTTGGAACCTGACCCATGTCGCTGACGCTTCCCTACACCCTGACCAACGGCACCACCGCCGACGCCAACCAGGTGATGGCCGACTTCGACGCCATCGTCGACTACTGCAACAACGACCTGCAGCCGATCCTGGGCGTGCCGATCTCGATCGCCAACGGCGGCACCGACGCCACCAACGCGCCGGCCGCGATCACCAACCTCGGCGGTCTGGCGGCCGCCAACAACTTCTCCGACGTTCCCAATCCGATCCTGGCGATGACCAACCTTGGCGCGCTGGCCGCGGTCAACAATCTGTCGGACGTGGCGAGCGCCGCGACCGCGCGGACCAACCTCGGCGTCCTGGCTATCGCCAACAACCTCGATGACGTCGCCAACGCGCAGACGTCCTTGAACAACCTGCTGCCGGATCAGTCCGGCCACGCCGGTGACCTGCTGACGACTGACGGGACCAACGCGAAGTGGAGCGCGTCGACCACGGGCGTCGAGTACGCCGAGTTCCAGGAAGCCGAGCCCAGCGGATCGAGCTCCGGCACGACGCTGACACTCGACACTTGGTCCCAGCGGGTCCTCAACACCACAGTCGCCAACACGATCCCCGGCGCCAGCCTCAACAGCAACCAGGTCACCCTGCCGGTCGGCACCTACCTGATATGGGCCTCGGCGCAGTTCAGCAGCGGCAGCGTCACCATCATGGGATGCCGCACCCGCATCTGGAACGTCACCGACAACGTGCTGATCAACGTCTCCGGCCAGGCGATCATCGACGTCTCCGGCGGCAGCGCCTCTTACATGGTCGTCAACGGCACCTTCGTGGTGACCGGCGGGCCGAAGGTGATCGAGTTGGACAGCTACGCCACCGGCACGGGCGGCACGGGCGGCAAGCCCGCCGACGACGGGATGCCGGAAATCTACGCCGACATCATCATCCAGAAGATCGCCTGATTTTACGGGCGCGCACGGCTCTGCTAGCGTCGCCGATGTTTCACGTGGAACCTTGGAGCGCGCCATGCTGCAGGACACCGGCGACTCGGCCGTCCAGGCGATTTCCGTCACCACCAGCGACTCGACCGTGCAGCCATTTCGGCGGTTGTGGGTCGGTGGCGCGGGCAACCTGAGCATCGTCAACAACGGCGTCACGGTGGTCTACAAGAGCGTCCCCGCCGGGACCTACATCCGCGTGCAGGGCACCGGGGTCAACGAGACCGGGACCGACGCCACCGATATCGTCGCGGAGAACTGAGCGATGTCCAGCAGCACCGTCACCATCTTCCAGAACGTCAACGACCCGATGGCGACGCCGAACTCGGCGGCGAACGAGGTCATCAAGCAGCTCAACGACAGCGGGGTGGGGCTTGGGGGTAGCGGCGGCATCGACATCACCGATGGCACCAACACCGTTGACGGCGCGACAAGCTTGACGGTGACCGGCGGGACGGTTGGCGGAACGAGTCCGAACGCGACACTGGATATTGTCGGCGGGAGCGGCGTTCCCCTTCCCTTTGTCGGCACAGCGCCGGTGGTGGGATGGACGCGCCCGAGTCTTGAAGCCTTCGATACCTGGCTCAATCAGGGCGACGCCACGGCGAGCGACGGCGACGGCGGCCTACCCCTATCAATCTCGACGGTGGTGGGTGACGCCAACACCACGTCAAATGTCGCCGGTCTTTTCAAGAGTATCGGCTCTGCGCCGTACACGATAACATGCGCATTTGCCGGATCATCGAATCTTGTTCCGTCACGAGAAACCGGAGCAAATGCCTGGATACCGATAATGTTGCAAGATGCGGACAGTAATGTTGCCGCATTTATTTGGTACAGCATAGGATACGTGTCCTATGTCGCACTGGTAACATATATGCCGGCCTACCCTGTGGGAAGTGGGCAGACATTGGTTTCTACTGAAGATTATGGATTTTCTTTTATAACCTACTTTGAATGGTTCCGGCTGGAGAATGACGGGACTAATCTGGTTGGTTCGGTCAGCGATGAGGGCCAAGACTGGCAACAAGTTTTCTCTATTGCTTTGACCGACGTTGGCATCTCCGACTTCGTGTCGGCGGGATTCGGAATGGACCTTTCCTATGCCGCAAACGCGGCCGCAAGTCAGAGCGTCGATCCTGCGACCGTCTATCAATCCGCCAAGCTCTGGCAGTGGGTCGAGGGCTGACGTCGATTTTGACGCTCCCGCACAGCTCTGTTAGCGTCCGCCGTCTCTAGGCGGAGCCTCGCCCGATGAAGCGCGTCCTTGGCCTGCTGGCCGCTCTCCTGACCCTCCTCGCGGCGCCCGCCTTCGCGCAACCGCTCTCCTACTACAACCAGCCTTTCGACACGCCGAACTCGGCGGTCAACGCGCTGATCCAGACGCTGAACGGCACCGCGCCGTACTCCGGCGTCGTGGCCTGCACCGGCACCACCACCTCGACCTGCCAGGGCAATGCGATCAGCGTCTCGATCACCGGCCTGACCACGGCGGACGGCGGCACACTCTCGGCGGCGATGACCGTGACCGATGCGGTGGTCACTGCGGCCTCGATCATTCACTGTCAGGTCAACGGCTACGCAGGCACTGGCGTGCCGACCGACGTGTTGATCGTTCCGGGCGCCGGATCGTTCAGCTTCAAGATCCAGAACACCTCGGCGTCGGCGGCGCTGAACGCGACCGTCGTCTCGAACTGCCTCGTCTTCTGAACCTCTTTGTCCGTGGAGGCGTTTACAGTGGCGAGTCCGTTCGACGCTGAGACCTGGGCGATGGGTCACGAAAAGCTCTGCGAGACGCGGTTCGCCGAAGTCCGAGGAGGTCTCGCCGGCATCAATCGCGTTCTCTGGATCGGCCTGACGATCATCCTCGGAGTGACTGGCTGGTCGCTTAAGACCAACTGGGACACGCTGAACGCGGCGGCCCAGGCCAAGGCGACGGCGGCGAGCTCTAGCCAGCAGGTGATCGCTGCGGTACATCAGGACACCGCCCCCTTGCGAGGACAATGATCATGGCCGGCCACTCCCTCTACGACGGTCCTCCGACGCCGAAGATGACCACGTTCCCGTCGAAGGACGCGCATCTGCCGCTGGAGAAGTCGGTGAACGCCAACCTGAAGCGTGCGCCGATGCCGCCAAAGGTGATGATGCCGTCAGGGCCCCGCTCCACCCCAGACTGATCCTGTGTGGACCTACAAAATCGCCCTGGGCCAGATGATCGGACCCCAGGGCGAAGTTTTTCCGGGCTACTCCGGCGCGGGCTACACGGAAGCGGACGGCCGCAACAATCCCGAGATGGTCGCCGATCCCGACAAGGGTCCGATCCCGCCCGGCTGCTACACGATCATGCCGCCGGAGAACGACCCCCGCACCGGCCCGTACTCGATGCACCTGGAGCCGACGCTGACCACCAACACCTTCGGTCGTTCGGCCTTCCTGATCCACGGCAACAACGCCGCCAACGATGCGAGCCACGGCTGCATCATTCTCCCGCCAGATGCGCGGCATGACATCTGGGCGAGCGGAGACCACGATCTCACCGTGATGCCGTGAACCTCCGCGTCCTCGGATACCTCGACACGATCGTCATCCTCTCGAACCTGCGCCTGCGTCATTGGGAACACCTGGAAGGCGACGGCGACATCCGCACGCTGGTGCTGCGCGACGAAGACGGGGACATGCCGATCCTCGCCAAATGGGCGTCGGCGCGCTCGTTCCTGCAGCGCCTGCGCAACGAAGCCGCGCCGTTCCTGAACGGCCTGCCGGCGGAGCTCGGACGGGCCTGGATCGAGTCGCTGCTGCCGGGACGGTCGACACCCTGGCGCTCGGAGGATCAAAGCGACTGGCTGACGCTTCGCGTGTGTCTCGCCACGCCGCCCGGCGGCTGGCTCTACTGCAATGGCGAGGCGATGGTGCTGCAGCCCGGCATCGTGGCTTACGTCAACGTGCAGGCCCCGACGTCGAGCCTGAATCTCGGCCCGTCGCCCAGGCTGCATCTGTGCTGCGAGGTGAGGAGGCCGGATCTGTGAGGTTGAGGCCGTGCACTGTGAAGGCCGCGCTCCGGCAGGTGAAGGTCTGGCATCGTCACCTTCCCGAGCTCCAGGGAGGATTGTTCGCCGTTCAGTGTGTCGATGAGGAAGGTGTGTGTCGTGGTGTGGCGGTCGCTGGCAATCCATCGCGGGTGTGGCAGGACACCGGACGCATCGTCATCTCCAGAGTTGCCACAGATGGCGCGGACAACGCTTGTTCGATCCTCTATGGTGCGCTTGCACGAGCAGCCAAAGCCCTCGGGTACCGGGAAATCTGGACCTACACTCTGCCGGACGAGCCTGGCACTTCTCTGCGAGCTGCGGGCTTTGAGGACAAAGGGTTGACTGACGGAGGGGAATGGTCTCGCCCCTCTAGAGGCCGAGCGCCGGCCGCGCATCCAGAACAGAAGCGTCGATGGTATCGGAAGCTGTCGGATGCCTGACGACCTCACCTACACCTGGGAGCGCATCGACGCGGCACTGGCGGACGGTCTGGAAGACCTGCTGGTCGCGCACTGGCGGGAGTCGGCCCCGAACTTCGAAAAGCTGCCGCTGCTGATCGACTGGCCGACCTACCGCATGGAGGAGCGCGCGGGGCGCTATCAGGCGCTGGCGGTGCGCAAGGCCGGGCGTCTGGTCGGCTACAACGGCTTCTTCGTCGCGCCGTCGCTGCACCACCGCGCCACCGTCTTCGCCCGCAACGACGTGATCTACCTCGAGCCCGCCAGCCGGTCGTTCCCCGCCTGGCTCAGGATGATCCGCGAGCCGGAGGAGAAGTTCGCCGGCAAGGTGTTCTCGATCGCCTACCAGCCGCCGACCACGACCCGTTCGCCAAAGCCGAAGCGCTCTGTTAGCTTGGCGGACGCGCTGCAACGGGCTGGCTATCCGATGTTCGAGACGGCGCACGCGAAAGTCCTCTGACGGAGGTTCGAGGTGTCTGGAGGTCAAGCGCCGCTGCCGTATCAGCCGACCGGGCAGGCCGGCGCCGATCAGTCCTACCAGGCGCTCACCGCGGCTCAGGCCAATCCGGCGACCTCACTGCTGGGCTACATCCCGACGCTGACCGGCTACGCGCAGAACATCGGCGCGAACCCGTACAACTCGCAGGCGCTGTCAGGCGCGCAGGGCGCCAGCCAGTACGGAACCGGCACGCTGACGCCGCAACTGCAAGGCGCCGCGACCAGCCTCAACAGCCTCGGTCAGCAGGCCTCGCCTTACGCCAGCCAGATCCTGCAGACGGCGTTCGATCCGCAGCAGGCGCTCTACAATCAGCAGTATCAGCAGATGCTGCAGCAGCAGAACGCCATCAACGCCCAGAACGGGGTGGCGTCGACGCCTTATGGCTCGGGCCTGACCGGACAGGCGGCGCAGAACTTCAATCTCAACTGGCAGAACAACCTGCTGAACCGCGAGGCGACCGGGGCCGGCGCGTACAACACCCTGACCGGCGCGATCGACAACGCCTACACCGGCGGCGCCAACCTGGGCGATCAGGCGATCTCGACGCAGACCAGCGCCGCCGGTCTGCCGTCCCAGGTCTACAACTCGCAGCAGCTCGCTGGGCTCTCGGCGCTGATGCAGGCGCTCAGCGGCTCGGAAGGCGCGTTCGGCCCGACCCAGAACCTCGTCGGTCAGCAAGGCAACTACCTCGGCATCGGCCAGAACGCGACGGCGCTCAGCGATCAGGCGACGCAGATCAACAACCAACTGGAGGAGGCCGGTTTCGGCGGTCTGATGAACCTGCTGGGGATCGGATCCGGCATCAACCAGACCGGCGGCCTTCTCGGCCTGTGGGGGCTCTGATCCATGCCGGGTCTAGCGCCTCTTGCCGTTCTCGCCGGACTCGGAACCGGCTACGAACAGAACCAGCAGCAGGGCAACCAGAACCGCGCCCAGGCTGCCGCGTTGCAGGAGGTCCAACAGCGCATCGCGCAGATGAAGCTGCAGATCGCCGCGCAGCAGGCGGCGCAGCAAGCGCGCGGTCTGGCGGCCTACGGCGGCGGGACTCAGCCGTCTCTGACCGGCGCCGCACCGCCGCCTCCGACAGCGACCCCGCCGACGACGTCATCGCCAATGGCGCCAGCAGGACCGCCGCAGACAAGCGCGGGGCCTTCGACGCCCCCACCTACCGCCGCAGCGCCGCCTGCCGCTCCTGCGCCGTCTGGCGGCCCTCCCACCGCATCTGGCGGACAGGCCGACCAGTTCTCGCCCCAGGCGCTGATGACGATGCGCAACACCATCGTCGCCAACATCCGCGCCAAGGCTCCGCCGGACACACCGGACGACGTGATCTCCGAGGCGGCGGATGACTACATCGACTCGGTGAGCAAACTCGCGCAGATCGTGCGTCCGCAGGCGGGCGTCGTGATCCAACAGGGCCGGGAAGCTACCGTCGAGCGCGGTCAAGACTTGAGCCATGAAGACCGCGAGGCCGCGAACCAGACGCGCGCCGAGCACTACCAGCACATGGACCTGACGGCGGCCAATCGCGCTGCGACCTATGCCGAGTTCACTCACCTCGAACACGAGGACCGGATCGCCGCGATCGAGGCCATGAACGCCCGCGCTGCGGCGGCCATCAACGACCGCGATAGGCAAGAGGCCAGCAAGGAAGCCGCGCAGATGCAGCGCCTGGACGAGGCGCTGGAGAATAAGGATTGGGCGACCGTGGCGCAGATCCAGGGTCAGGAGTTCGGCGCTCAGGCCCGCAGCCCGACCGCGCAACCAGGTCCGCCGCCGACCATCGCGCCCCCGCCGAAGCTTGGTAGCCGTGGCGGCGGGGCCGGTGCGGCGGCGGTCTACAAGTCGCCGCAGGACGTGGCCGCCGCCTTCAAGGCCGGCAAGATCAACGAGCAGCAGGCCCGCACCATCCTGAAGTCGCAGTTCGGGATCGACTAGATGCCCACGGCCGATGACATCCTCGGCCTCGCCAAGCCGCGCGGCAAGCCGAGCGCTGACCAACTGCTGGGGACTGTCAGCCCGGACAAGGCGGTGCTGCAGGCCGTCCCAGGCGCGCGGCTGACCAGCGGGCTGCGGACGCCGGAGCACAATCGCGAGGTCGGCGGCGTCGCCGACTCGCTGCATCTGCGCGGCATGGCCGAAGACTTCGTGCCGCCCGCCGGCATGACCCGGCAGCAGGCCATCGACCGCATCCGCGCCAGAGACCCGCATCCGCGCGAACTGCTGGACGAGGGCGACCACATCCACTACGCGCCGGGCCAGTTCGGACCCGCGCCAAGCGCCAACGATCTTCTGGGAATTGCATCGTCGCCTCTTCAAGGCGCCAAAGGCGACAAGGTCGCTGGCGGACGCGTAACAGGGCAGACGATGCGGGATTTCGTCGGGCGATCCACGACCCCGGAAGGTCCGACCGGCCGCGGCGCGCCTTACGTCATGCGACCGCTGAAGCCTGGCGAGAAGGCGCCCGACCGCGTACAGGGTGCGCCGGAGGAACTGCAGCCGTTCTCGCCCGGCAAGCCTGGCGCGCCGACGCTAGGCGAGGTCGGCGAACACGCCGCCCGCCGCGCGCATGAGGCGCTGCAGGACCTGCGCGCCCGCTCGACCAACCACCTGGGCTTCGCCGCCTACAGTCTGCCGAACCTGCTGGCGGACGCTTCGGACGCCTACAGCGTCGCGGTGTCCCCGTTCAGCGGCGCGGCGGAAGCCGGGTCCGCGCACCTGCCGACTGGCCTCTCGCCGACCGTGCTGCAACAGCACCCCGAACTCGCGGCCCAGCGCCAGGCCGAATACGCCCGCGATCCGGCGGCGCGTGATCGCTCGGCGGGCGACGTGGCCGAGATGTTCGCGCCGGTGGGCGAGGTCGCATCGGCAGGGCGCGGCGTCGCGCGGCTCGGCAAGGCGGCGGTCGAGGGGTTCGAGGCGGGGCGCTCTGGTATCAAGGTGGGCGAACGCCTGTTCTCGCCGGCGACGGTCAGCGACAATGCCAGAGCCGCCGCGGCGCTACACCGCTCGGCGCTCGGCCACTATGGCGTGATGAGCGACGTCGAATCCTACCGCCTGGCGCACGAAGCCAAGGCGCTGCGCAATCTGTCCCCAGAGCAGGAGCGCGAGTTCATCGATTACGTCGAGCGGCGGAGTGAGGAAGGGGTCAAGGCGCCGGAGTCGCCGGCCGTGCAGAAAGCCGCCGACGCCATTCGCACCGTCGCCACCCGCTACCGGGACGCCATCGAAAAGGTGCTTGGCAAGTCCGACGAAGGCGGTCCCGGCTTCGTGCGCGACTACTTCGCCCACCTCTGGAAGCAGTCGCCGGACGAGGTCGCCGACGCTTTCGCCGGACGCGGCAAGCAAGGCTCCGGCGCCAACCTGAAGGCCCGCTCGATCCCGACCTACGCCGAAGGCTTGGCCCGCGGTCTGACGCCCCGCTACCCGAACCCGATCGACGCGATGACCGCCTACAACGAGTCGATGGGCCGGTTCCTGGCCACCAACAAGATCCGCCAGGATATGATGGAGGGCGGGCTCGCCAAGTGGTTCAAGCCCGGCGAGGCGCCGGAAGGCTGGCGACCGCTGAACGGGATGCTGACCAAGGGTCCGCACGGCCAGGCGCTCTACGCCCCGGAGGACGCCGCCCGCATCTACAACAACCACATCAGCAAAGGGCTGGAGGGCGGCGACGCGGGCCCGGTCTATCGCGGCGCCAGGGCTGTCGCGAACGGCCTGGTGCAGCTCAAACTGGGCCTCTCCGCCTTCCACCTCGCGGTGGTGGGCCAGGAAGGCATCGTCTCGGAAGTCGCCAGGGGCCTTGGTCAACTCAGCCGCGGCAAGCCCGAAGGCTTTGCGACCATCGCGAAGGCGCCCGCGGCGCCGGTGCTGTCGGGCCTGCGCGGCGCGAAACTGCGGCGCTCGATCCTGGGCGAGGCCGGCATCGACGGCTTCACCCTGCCTTCGGAAGCCGACCGCAAGCTGAATAAGCTCTACGAGGAAGCCGGCGGCTCGTTGCGGATGAGCCGCATCTATTCGACCCGCGGCGCTGGCTCGTTCTTCTCGTCGCTCGAGCGCGGCACCCTCGTGAAGGACGTGAAGGCTTCGCTCAGCCGCATCTTCGGCGATAACCCCAGCGGTCTCGACCGCGCCAAGGGCGTCGCCGACATGGCCGGAAACCTGATCCAGTCCGCGGCGGCCCCGATCTTCGAGCACTACGTCCCGGCCATCAAGCGCGGCGCGTGGGCGAAGGGGATGGAGACCTTCCTGAAGGAGAACCCCAGCGCCAGCGCCGAGGAGCAGGCGGCGTTCGGCCGCCGGCTGCTGGACTCGATCGACAATCGCTTCGGCGAACTGATGCTGGACAACAACTTCTGGCACAAGGCCGGATTCCAGATCGCGCAACTGCTGCTGCTGTCGCCGTCGTGGGACGTCGGCACCATCCGCGAAATCGGCGGCGGCGTGCTCAATGTGCCGAAGTCGGTAAAGGGCCTGATGACCGGCAAGGGCATCGACGAGAAGACCGCCTACGTCGCCGCGCTGGGCGCCGTCACCATGATGCAGAACGGCATCGCCACCTACCTGCACACCGGCCAGGCCCCCAGCGGCGCCGACTGGTTCGCCTACCGCACGGGGGGCAAGAACCCGGACGGGTCGCCCGAACGCGCCATGATCCCCTCCTACATGAAGGACGTGCTGTCGATGATCTACGAGGGGCCGGGGCAGATGGCGCTGAACAAGACCAACCCCGGCCTGCGCTCGGCGGTCGAGCTCGCCACGGACAAGGACTACCGAGGCCTGCCGATCAGTTCCCGCCTGCCGGGCGAGAAAGGCCGCGCCGACTATCTGGCCGGCCAGCTGACGCCGATCAGCGTCGACACCTTGCGCTCGAAGAAAGGCTCGAACCTGTCGGCCGTCGAGCGTCTGGCCGGCGTGCGTCCGGCGCCCGGCTACATCCAGAACCCGGATCGCCGCAAGGCGCTGAACGACTACTACGACATGCAGGCGCACATCCGTAAGCGCCGGGCCGACCAGCGCTCGGACGCGCAATACTAATGACATTGACCTCCGATCTTTTTCGATCTAAAAAGATCGACGGGGCCGGAGGAGGGCTCCGTCATTATGGAAACGATCACCAATTGGACGGCCAAGCGAGCTGGTGGCCGGATTACGATCTACGGTGTCAAGTCGGACGGCCGACCGCTCCGTGTCGTCGGCGTCGACAAGATCGAGGCCGGCTCACCCCACCCCGTCGCCACCGACAAGGACGGCACGCAGTACCTACTGGCTTAGGGGCGAGCGCGGTCATGGTCGAAAACTGGAGGCCTATCGCCGGCTACGAGGGCGCCTATGAGATTTCTGATCATGGCCGCGTTCGTTCTCTTGAACGGCGCGTTCCTAGTAAGCCAGGACTCACACGCCCAATCCGAGAGCGCATGCTGAAGCAGGCGCTGGACAACGGCTATCCCACGGTTTGTCTCGGCCGAAAGAACAAGAAGTTCGTTCACGTGTTGGTGCTAGAGACCTTCATTGGTCCTGCCCCCGCTGGCATGGAGGCGTGTCACTGGGACGACGACCGCGCTAACAACAAGTTGCCAAACCTTCGTTGGGGCGCGCACAAACAAAATGCGGCCGACGCCGTTCGGAACGGTCGGATGCCTCGCGGCGAGGCCCACCCTAACTCTCGGTTGACAGAAGACTTCATTCGGCAAGTGCGCAATCAGCATTACGAGGGCTGTTCTGTGCGATCGTTGGCGAAGTTCTATGGGCTCAGTCGGGGCTATCTGTGGTCGGTTGTTGCTCGCAAGTTTTGGGCTCATGTCGCATGAGAATTCTATGCATAGACAATGATGCCGGAAATGGAATGCTTTCATTTATAATGAGGGCACAAGAACAGGGCCACGATGTCCGCTGGTATTTCTCTAAGCCCATAGATTGGAGAGCTGCGCCAATCGGTAAAGGGATTGCCAATATTATCCGCGACTGGCGGCCGTGGATCAGGTGGGCGGACATAACGATTTGTGGCGACAATACGCGGTTCGTGTCCGAACTGGAGGTCTGGCGGCGCGATAGGGGCGCGCGGATCATCGGGGCCTCGATGGAGTCGGCGTCCTGGGAACTGGATCGCAAGGCCGGCATGGACGTGTTCAAGCAGGCGAAGATCGACATACCGCCGGTGAAGCGCTTCGACCGCTACGACGACGCCATCAAGTTCGTGATGAAGGAGGGGCGAGCGTTTGTCAGTAAGCCCGATGGGGATACCGACGACAAGGCGCTCTCCTACGTGTCCAAGTCCCCAGCCGACCTGGTCTATCAGCTCCGCAAGTGGAAGGGATCACATAAGCATAAGGATAGCTTTATCCTTCAGGAAAAGGTCAGCGGCATCGAGATGGCGGTCGGGGCCTGGGTAGGTCCGGGTGGCTTCACACGCGGTTGGTGCCCGAACTTCGAACACAAAAAGCATTTTCCCGGCGACCTCGGATGCAACACTGGCGAAATGGGCTCCGTGTTGATGCACACCTCCGCCTCCAAACTCGCCGACAAGGTGCTGAAGCCGCTTGAGGATCGGATCGTCGCCACCGGCCACGTGGGATACGTGGACGTGAACTGTATCATCGGCGACGACGGCACGCCTTGGCCGCTGGAATTCACTATGCGTTTCGGCTGGCCGACTTTTCCGATCCAGCAGGCGCTGATCGAGGGGGATGTCGCCGAGTGGCTGTTGGACCTCGCCGAAGGCCGCGACGCTCGGCCCTGGCGCATGGACGAGGCGGCCGTGGGCGTGGTGGTCGCATGCGGATCGTTCCCGCATGGCCACATCCCCAAGGACCAGATCGTCGGCATTCCGATCTACGGCGCCGAAGGCCGGACGCTCGAGGATTTGCACTTCTGCGAGGTGATGGCCGGGATGGCGCCTCAGGACGTCGACGGCAAGGTCGTCGATCGCCCCACCTACATGACCGCCGGCGACTATGTGATGGTGGCCACCGGCGTAGGCGCCGACGTGCAGGCGGCGCGCCGCCGCGCCTATGGCACGCTGGATAAGATTTCGATGCCGAGTTCGCCTCATTGGCGCATCGACATCGGCCGGCGTCTTGCGCGTGATCTGCCGAAGCTGCAAAAGCTCGGCTACGCGAAAAGGTGGGTGTTCGATACCTGATGGCCGGCCGCAGTTATGACCCCAAGGTCCGCGCGGCCAAGTACGCGGCCTATCGCGCGGCCCATCCGCTGCAGATCAAGGAGCGCGGCTACCGGATCATGCGCGCCAAGCAGGAGACGCTGATGGCGCGGGCCGCGGCGCAAGGCATCGAGATGACCCGCGAGGAAGCCCGCAAGATCGTCATGGACGAATGGCAGAACACCCGGCGGGCGTGGCGAGAGCGCAGAAGCTATGGCGAGACCGAAGAAAAACCCCAACCCTGATCCCGGGCCCGCCGAGCGCGCCAGCCTGGCGGACACGACCCCGGCGCGGTCGATGAAGTTCGACACCGACGACAAGCGCTTCGAGGAGCTGCGCACCCTGTCGCTCGACCGCGCGCTGGAGATCATGCGGCTGACGGTGGATCAGAACCATCCGCATTTTGCCCGGATCCTGGCGACCCAGCAGGCGGTGATTTCGTCAGTGCTGACCACCACGGTGCGAACGGACCACGGTGTGCTTCGAGGGAAGGTGCGGGATAAGTATTCGGAGATGCTGGCTGCGGCGCGTCGGCTGGCGGCGGAACGGGCTGCACAAGGGTCAGCGGCGTGATGTTGTCGGGCTTGTCGCCGACGCTCGGGATCGCGCCGTAACGGGTCTCGTAGTCGCCGATCGCCGCGTCCAGGGCGTTGCGCAGGCGCTTGGCGACAGCGGGCGGCAGGAAGATCGCGGCGTTCCATTCGGCCGCGAAGCCGACGCCGAATGATCCCTCACGATCCGGCTCGCTCATGTCGGTGCGGTCGATGCCGAAGATCAGCGTGGCGCCGACCGGCGTCATCATCAGACCGATCTCTGTGGCGTAGAACGATGGGGGGCGCTGGCTCATCCTACCTTCCTCCCCCTGGTAGGGCGGGAGAGGCGTGCATCAATCCCCCCCCCCCCGCCCCCCCCCCCGCCGCCGCCCCCGGCCGCCCCCCGGGGGGGCCCCCCTCCCCTAGTTCCCCCCCCCCCCCCAACTTAACCATGTTTTTTTGGGGGGGGGGGGCCCCACCACCGCCCAATCTTCAGGCT